TTAACTTGCTGATTTTAATAATCCTCTACTGCTGGTTTGTGGTCTATGGGGCATCAATGGGGCAAAATCACCCAGCTTCTGATTCAGCATTGCGATCTGCTCTGCGTTATTGTCTGCCATCCATGCGCCGTACACATTGAAAACCATTTGCGCACTAGCGTGTCCCATCTGACTGGCTATAAAGCTTGGATTGGCGCCAGCGGCCAGTGACCAGCACGCGTAAGTGTGGCGCGACTGGTAAGCTTTTCGATGCCTGATCCCTGCCTTTTTTAACCCTACGTCCCACGAGTCACCAAACGAATCCACCTTGTAGATAACTCCCACATCCTTACTTCGACGGACTACCTTAGGGTTAAAGACAAATGTACACCTGTGTTTCGCCGTTCGACCATACTCACGCAATTGCACGTTGATGTGATACTGCTGCCCGAGCCTGGTCATTTCCATCTGATTCCTTAAAGCATCGATGGGTGGCTGAATGAGGTGTATCACTCTATCCGTACTGGCGTCCGTTTTCGGTAGTGTGAACTCGCCCAGTTTTGTATAATTACGGCGAATTGTTATTGTACCCGCTTCAAGGTCTATATCTTCCCATGCCAGGGAAACCAGTTCTCCGTGACGAACACCTGTGTACACCGCCAGTGACCACATGTTTTTCGTCTGCTGATGCCGGCACGCATCTATCAGACGGATGAATTCATCACGGCTGAGCGGATCTGGCTCCACCCTGGCCCTTTTTAATGGCTTTATTCCATCAAAGGGATTTGCCTTTATGTACCCATTATCGGCGGCGAACTGGAACATTCCGGCGATAGTCGTCATGTAGTAATTGACGGTGACCGCGCTCCGGCCCTTAACGGGGATCCTGCCCTTTACAGCGCACTGATAACCCATCAAAAGCTCTTTCCTGATGTACAGCAACTCTTCTTTCTCAATCGCTGTCACCAGTCGGGTAGCCCCGATCAGCGGTACAACAACTGCCACAACCGACTCATACCGTTTGTGCGCGTTCGCGCTGATTTCCATCTTTTTCAGATCCAGCCACTTCTCTTCGAGTTCTTTCACTGTGATTTCTTTCTTGCCCAACCCAAAAATTTTAAGGTTAGGTGAATCTGGAAACCGTTCAGCATAATCAAAGCTTCCCGTGCGGATGGCAAAGCATACCGACACCCGCAGTTCCCCGGCGATCTTCCTGTTCTTAGCGGTATCAGGGACACCGAGGTTTTCCCTGACGCGCTTACCTTTAAAATTAAACCAGATGCGCAGACTGCCACCGTGGTTTTCGACGCCTGTTGGATATGTGATTTTATCCATTAATACCTCCAGACGCCCAAGAGCGATACGAGCTTACCTTTTTCATGGCATCAAATCACCCTGGCTGCTTGCTTTTCATTGAAGCGACCCAGGCATCTACAGCCTTTCTGTTATACATGCACTCACTGGAAGGTTTTGGATTCCCGTCAGGTGATACGTGGATATACTCCCTCCCAACCATCCAGCATTCTTTTCTGGCCCGGAGGATGGTGCCGGGTTTGAGCCCGGTCACCGCGATAAGAACGCTTTCACAAACCCACTCGTTAGGGGCTAATTGAATAACATTGCTCATATACCCGCCTCACACCACATCAAGGCCACGGCAGTGGCACCACGTTTCGAACATTCGTTTAACCACTTCCCGGCAGTAGAATCCTTCCTGATCCCTCGAGAGGTCGTAGCGGTTTCTGTACCGCTGATACACCCATATTTCAAATGCCTTGTGCATCATTCCACCTCCGCAGATAACGTCGTCACAATTACATGCTGACGCGCCTTGGGTTTTATCAGAAAAATAGCCTTGTCATGCCTGAGTCCGTATCCACCTTCACGTTCGCAGCGTGCGACTGAGGCGCACAAAGAGCGGGGAATACCTTTCTTGCTGATATCAAATACCCAGGCGTTTTTAAGGTCGAGGATTAGATTCCCCACGTCGCCACCAATGCGTTCGATATAGCGTTCAATAGCGTGAACAGTCACCATGTAGTGGCGAAACTGCACACATCCGGAGACTGTCATTATTGGCGTAGTTGTGGTCATAACTTCACCTCCACACCGATCCCGGCGATAACACAGGCTCGTTCTATAGCTTCTTTTACCCAGCGCTTATAGCTTTCCGGATGGAATACTTCGCTTTTCCCGGTACCGCTCCAGAACGCCTTTGACGTGATATCTGGCAGGGTGATGCTCAGACCTTTCCTCCCGATACCTCCAGAGATTTCGCAAAAAGTTAATGCGTCGCGTAGTTCTTTAACGCACGCGTAGTTTTCTGCTTTGTCGGGATCACCGGTACGATGTTCAGCTTCTTGCCTGCACCATTTGATGACCTTCTCAGCGGCTGCGTGGAGACGCTGACGTTGCCAGTCGTAATCGTCAACAACAGCCAGTAAGTGAAGATGTTTTTCTTCCGCCTCAACAGCTCTGTCACGTTCACGAGTAAACATACTGTAGGTCCTTTCGATTGCTTCTTTGCGGGCCGCAGACGTCTTTTCCAGCTTATCGGCTCGTTGACGCAAACTTTCGATCTCTGCCGCCATGTAGTAACCGGTTTTGCTCCAGGTATCCACATCATCACCGACCATTTCTGGTTCCATCGTCGCCATCAGAACGGCGTCGTGATAGTCCTGGCTGCCATTGGTGATCGCGACAGCGTAGGTATCACTGTTTTCGCGCTTATAGATAAGCACAACAGGGGTAGTGATTTTGCTCATTTCGCCGTCTCCCGCTCAGCTTCGATGATGGCATCTACAGCCATCACCAGAGTTCTGGCTAGGTCGTCGTAATCCTGCCAGGCATCATTGCTAAAAAAATTCGTGAGCATTACCGGCGCTATCTGCACAACGAGGTGCTGGCGGTAAGTCATGCCACGGGGAGTATCGATGCGTGGGCATGGATAGGCTGAATGTTGTCCTGTTTTCACGACTAACCCCCGAAATCCATCAAAAATTTGTATTCAATCAGCGCGCCGAACACGACGGCCACCAATAACAGGGCAAACAGCATGGACAGGAGAAATGATTTCATCTTGTCACCTCTCGCTGGATTGTTTTGTAGGCCCGCAGCATGTCGCGAGATTTACCGGAAAAAACCGTCTTCATGAAGAACATTCCACTACGGTTTGCAACTATTCCTAAGGTTGAAAAAAGCGTGGTATCGACCACGCGGTTATGTTTACGGAACTCAAACACAGTGCTGGTGATCACGATGTTCGCTACGGCGCCATAGTCCTGATATTCGATTTTCATGCCAGATGCTCCTCAATAATTTTGAAAGCATCATCACGGCATGGCATCACGACGAACTCAGGATTACCGTATGCAGTGTTGATCACTGGATCGAACTGAATGCGAACCGCTCCAGCCTCACCGGAAGGGCGTAACTGGATGGGAATAAACTTCCGCTCGCGACCAAACATCTTTTCCGGATAACTGAGGTATTCAGCCTGGATAACCGGATTGATACTGAAATCCACTTTTTTCGGGATGACGCGTTCCATATCAGGAAAGCGACCATCAACAAGTTTGATGCCGGTGATCGAAATCCGGCGTTCGAATGCGTCGCGGTGAATGGCAAACGCTTCTTTGTTAAATACCAGTTCAGTGGTTTCCGCTTTCGCCGGAACCGGCCCTTCAAACTGGACGATGATGTTTTTCTTCGTCCGGATGCCGTGCTCCATGCGCAGGGCTACATGCCCGTTAGTCGACTCGATATATTTCGGAGTGATGTGCACACCATTCAGGTAGTAACGGACATCATTTTTTGCTGCGCATACCAGAGCTGCGCGAATGAGTTTCGACTGGAGGATCATGCTTCCACCTCCACGAAGATCTCTTTCGGATCCTTACGCAGAACGAAGCCACCAAATTCAGGATGTTGCCAGCGCTTGCGTTTACCGCTTGGGCGAACGGATTCTTCCAGCAGCACCTGAAATGCGTGAATGAACGATTCACGATGTACGCACAGCCCACGAACTCCCGGCAACTGTCTGGAGGGCAGGTTTGCGAACTGAACAAGACGACGGCACGAAGGATCGGACAGACTGGTTTCCCATGACACTTTGTGTACCGGAACGAATTCGGCATCGGTATTCACGAATTCAGTCGAACTAATGCGCCGTTGTGGTAGAGAGGAAGATACAGGCGAAGCAGCAACCAGGTTGGCGCCACTCACTTCCATTACTGCTTTCATCGTCGCTGATGCGGTTGCTTCGGCCACAACGCGGGCCAGTGAAAGAATGTCATGGTTCATGCTGATTTCCTGCTGGTGTGATTTAGCTACTGGCACTTCTTTGCTGTATGTGCCTGTGGTCATGATGGCAGGGAGTACATCCTCACAAACCCAGTCCTGCACACGTTCAGCAGATGGAAGCTGGCTGCGCAGGATAAGCCGGAACAAATCAGCCTGGCCCGCCAGCTGAGTACCGCGCGGTTTTTCACCAAAACCCAATTCTAACGATTCGTTATAATCGAGTTTAATCAACGCCTTGCAGTGATCTTTCAGCGCTTTTGCCGGGTTCGTATAACCGAGGGATTTAGCCAGTTCTACAGCGTCAAATGCTGGCTTTCCCTCATAAAGAATTCCGCTCATCGAAAAATTGAGTTCCTCTGAGCTGAAGGTCATTAGTTGGTTATTCATCGTTATTTCCCTCAGTGTAAAATGTGTTGAACGGGTGTTACTTCCCCAGCGCGAACGCGAGTGGCAAGATCCGTAAAGATGTCATCTAAAAACTCTGCAAACCACGAATGACCGTCATCTTTCATGCGCTGATCGTTGGTGGAGTAGAACTTGAATACAGCCAGATATCGTTCCTGTGGTTTTTGCTCGATCAGTGCGCCTTCTACGTGTTCAATCAGCAGGTTCTCGATAAGCTCCCGCGTTAAGCCAAAAACAAATTCACCGGTTTTAAACTGATACTCACCGTCACGGAGGCCCCAGCGTTTTTCACATTCAATCAAGTAGGTAAGAGCGACAGTGCTGCGCATGGACTGGCAGACGGTTTCTGCCCACTCATGCTGCTCGTCCAAAGTCAGCTCGCCTTTGCCATAGCGGTTTTCGTCAAGCATCCACGCGGGGATGTGTGTACCGGACTGCTCTTGTATTTCTTTCAGTCGGGCAACCAGCTGCTTTACGTTTCCATTCTTGCTCTCAACCATTTGAAACCTCCTCAAGGCGCAGCCCGGCTTCGCGGGCCATTTCGATAAAAGTGTCCAGTGCGCAAATATGTTCGTCGTCGAGCAGCCGGCGGTCGCATGTCACACGACCTTTTTCGATGTAAAGAACAACGCGCCCGGTGAAATCCGGAAGCACATGCAAATTCACATTGAGGATGGGAATCGGAATCTGCACGTCCTGATAAGTCATCATTTGCTGGTTAACTTGCATTCTGAGTCTCCTGTTTATTCGTTAACTCTTCAGCCAGTGTTGAAATAACAGCATTCATAAAATCCACGCCAAGCGGTGTTAGCCTGTTAATTCCAGTGCAATTTGAATAATGATTTGAAATTAATATTTCAGCTTCGGCTCGTTTATGGTTTTCATGAATCATTGTTTCGAAAAACTTTATTAATGATTTTGTTAAAATATCGCTATCCAGTTCGACTGGGAGTTTTGTTCCATCATCCATGTCAACTATCTGAAAATAATTACCGGTCCTTCTTTTCAGTGATGCCAGTTTTGCCTGTACGAGTCGGCGGCGACGGTTTTCAATTAATATGTTCATAACTACCGCCCGTAAGCCTTGCGCAGAAAAAGGTTTGCAATATGCAGATAACTATTTCCATAAGAGGCAAAAAGTCTTGCTGTATTGTGTGCTGCTTTATCTTTCAAAAACGTCATTACCCCCCCCTTTGAGGTGTTCTCCATCGTCATTTTTGTCATGAAGCAAAGCTCATTAAGTAACGAGGTGAATCTTCCTGCTACCTTCACATCAGTGCGTGTGATTGCGGGCATAAGTAACTGGGTAAATTCAGCACGCAGCTCATGCGCATATTTATTGGCACACTCTGCTGTTTTGTGGGCTTTGTTTATGTAAAGAATGTCGTCATACTGATTGGCTGAATGGACTTTGTTATTCACGACTTCACTTCTGACGATAATATTCATTTGCATTTCCTCAGGGTGAGCGATGCCACACCAGTTAAGGTGTTATTTATAATTTCTTGGTTTAATTAATGCTTTAATTAAATAGCAGAGAACATTCTTTTAAGATCAGGGTGGTCATCAATGATTTTTTTAGCATCATCACATGCTTCATCGTATGACTTAAAGAAATCAACCAAAACAAAATAATTATCGATACGTTCGTAAACAGCGAATTCCATCTCACCAATAAAAGTTGTATTAAATTGGTAGTTAAATTCTTTCTCGAAATGCTGGACAGCATAGCAATAAGACCAGTGTGAATTTGCCGCTCTGAGCTTTGCGTGGATATCAAATTCTTGGCTTGCTGGGTTTGGTTGGGAGGTTATGTTCATCTCATTGGCTCCGTAATTTGCCGATGAACTGATATTACAAAACGTAATTGATTCTGTCTATACAAAATGAAATAAAATTTGATTGTTCATTGAAAGCAATTGATTTCAAAGTGTATTTAATTAGCGGCGTTTATATTCAGACAAAAAAATCCCGGCATGAGCCGGGAGTGAGTATTTTACAGAATGTTTTATCCGAATGTCTCTTCTGGCCATTGTGATGCGACCACCTTGCCAACGATTCTGCAATGCTCGTTGCAGGGTATCATTGGAAACTGAGGGTTTAACGGCTGAAGGAAGACCTGTCCACTATCTTTAATCAATTTCTTAAAAGTGAATTCATCCCCGCCAAGCCTAGCGATACAGAAATCTCCAGGATCAACTGGTTCTTCAGGGTCAACAAGAATGAGCATTCCGGCTGGGAAGCTTGGTCTTGAACCGGTTGGGGCTGTCATGGAGTGTCCATCAACCTCAAGCCAGAATGCATGCTCACTGGCTTTTTTAGTTGTACTGACCCAACTTTCTGCATCGCGTTCTGTAAAGGTTCTGAACTCTGGAGAAAACATACCTGCCTGAACGTGAGAGAAAACAGGGTATTCATAATGAGGCTTAGGAGGTGCCGAGAGTTGTCCTGGTCCGATGGTGAATGAACCATCTATGTTGAGGGTTGCACCAACAATGCCAAGGATTCTAAAAATAGAACCTATTTCAGCAAGCGAAGCCGATCTCCTGCCGTTAAGCCAGTGGCTCAAAGCACCTTGTGTAACACCCAATTCCTCTGAAAGTTGGGCCTGCGTAATCCCCACTTCAGACATTCTGGCTTTAGCCAGTTCATACCATTCTGTTTTCATAGACCCATAATATTACAATATGTGATAAAGTTTCAATGCACATTCTGTAATATTTTCTTGCTGATTTCAAATACAATATGTAATATCTCCTTAGGTAACGGGAGATCAAAATGAGTAATCTTAAAAATATGCGTATTGCCAGTGGGTTAACTCAATGCGAGCTGGCGAAGAGTATAGGTCATACACAAAGCTCCATTTGTCACTACGAATCTGGTCGGAGAGTTCCAGATATTGAGACATGCCATCTCATCGCTTCCGCTTTGAGTACGTCAGACCGGAAGGTGTTTATCGAAGAAATCTTCCCACACCCCTCCTCAGAGGTGTGACATGTCACAGCAACGTTCAGACCTCAATCCATTGATGGCAGTGTTGTGCGACCTGGATCGTCAGTATCCCGGCTCAGTAGTGATCGATGAAGCGACAGGTTCCGTGACACTCATTGGCTGGCGCCTAGAGCAGTTTAATGATCCCGAGAACGATAAGGATGCCACCAACAACATCAAACGCGATTCCTGCGGGCTTCGCCGATCTCGGGTATCCGGAGATCTTACCGCTAGGGCCGAAAACGCCGGGAATCAGAATCTCCTTGTAGGGGTGGTTAATCCATTCGCCGACTCCCCACAAAGCGCAACCAAGGGAAATGAGTCCAGTACCTGCTGTCGGGTATGCAGTGAGGATCCCGGTTCCATTCACCAAGAAGACAAAGAATCCGCCAGCAATAAGCACTTTGTACCAGTAGTTAAGCGCAAGTTTAGCGATCGGGTTTTCCATATCCTGTCTCATTTGATGTTCTGGAGGGGATAACAGTATGAATCCGGTAGATTTTATTCGCAAGAATATTGCCGCGCAGCTGGCGTCCGAGGGATTTTCAGAGCCGGTGTGTCAGGGGGGGGGGGTGGCCGGAGTTGACCACTACCGCCGGATGTCGCAGGCAACCCGCAAAGGCAGGGCGTATGACGATTGTCTTTACTACGCACGCCAGTGGGCTATTGGTCAGACGACAACATCAGATCGGAGAGACGGTAAGAAAAAAGCCGGAAAGAGAATGGGTTCCCTCACCGGCCTTTTCTAACTTCACTACTGTTCATACCTGCATAAATCTACCTGGCGAGGTAAATTCGTGAAAAATAATATCAATAAACATCTGAATAATTCAAGTAATGGTGCTGAAAGCCTACCTGTTATTGCAGGTGTGGAAATCACTACCGATGCTGAGGGGCGTTTTAACCTGAATGCTTTGCACAAGGCGAGTGGGCTTGGTGCTAACAAAGCCCCTGCCCAGTGGTTGCGCACTCAAACTGCTAAATCGCTAATCGCTGAGCTGGAAAAAGAAACTGTGCAGATTTGCATAGTTTCAGACGAAGGCAGGAATGGCGGCACTTTCGCTCACGAACTGCTGGCCATTGAGTATGCCGGGTGGATCTCACCAGTATTCCGCTTGCAGGTGAATCAGACCTTCCTCGACTTTCACACAGGTAAGCTGGTGGCGGTTAACTCAGATCTGCCTGATTTCTCAGATGAGGTGGCTGCTGCGCGTGCATGGGCTGACGAACGTGAAGCTGCCCGGCGTGCGCTTGGATACGTCGAGCGACAGGCAAAGTACATCGAGCACCTGGAAAACCTCTTTCAGCCGGGTATGTCTCCTTGCCAGTTCTGTAAGCAGCTGAACGGCGTCAACGTCCAGCAGGTTAATGCGTTTTTGTTCGAACATAACTGGCTCTACGACGACCAGCCAAAGGCTAAATATCCGCGCTGGCGGGTTCATCACTATGCACGCGATCTCTACCTCAGTGAGCGTTCTGGTCAAGTAGAACAGGACGACGGCGAGATGCGTGACACATTCAAACCGATCCTTCTGCGCAAAGGCGCGGTATGGATTTACCGACACTATCTCAAGGGGCATCTTCCGATGAAGAAGCGCTGGAAAGGTGAATTTACCCACGACAAAGAGTTGGCAGGTGCCGCATGAGTAAGTCTATCCCTGATTTTATCAATAAACATCCTTTTGAAAGCGCCCTTCATCGCCTGATTATGTGCCGCATCTGGATGTCCGGTAGCTGCGATTGTTCAGGTTTTCGTTATCTCAGTGTATCGGAATTCGCAGAATTCTGCTGTTGCTCCGTTGATGAGCTTTTCATTGCTCTTGAGCTCTTACTTTGTGCCGGATACATCGGGATGGAGATTGTGCAGCCAGGTGATGTTAGGTGTGCAAAGGTCAGCGATCCTATGGGCTTTGTTTTGATGCCGTCATGGCAGTGGGAGGGGGGGCAATGACAACCCACGCACCAACCGACGCTGTAACGGCTATCGGCCGGATAAGCTTTACAGGTAACGTCACCCCCGCTAACTGGTGGCGGCATATAACCCTGCCAAGCGGGCGCCCGGATCAGACCGCGATAACTCTGCTTGCCGAGATTGTGTACTGGTATCGCCCCGCGGAAGTGCGCAATGAGACTACCGGGGAGTTGACGGGCTATCGCAAGCGTTTCCACGGCGACAAGCTGCAGCGTAACTATCAGGCGTTTGCTGACCAGTTTGGCTTCTCCAAACGCGAAGCAACCGATGCCCTTAAACGTCTGCGTGATGCCGGACTTATTACGCTTGAGCTTCGTACGGTTAACACCACCGCAGGTTCAGTAATGAGTAATGTTCTGTTTATTGGCGTTAATCCTGGGGCTATCGCGCACATCACTAACACCATCAAAGAAGCGCCACAAGATAACAAAACTGGAACAGCTATTACGTTGAAACGGAATACCCCCTCCGTTGAAGTGGAACCCCTGTCACGTCCTGACGTAAGTGACCCTACGTTGAAAAGTGAGACGTATACAGAGAATACAACAGAGATTACTACAAAGATTAAAAACACTAATGGCGCATCCGCTGACGCTCCTGCACCAGCTCGTTCTGCAAAGCAGGATTATTCACCTGAATTTGAAACAGCGTGGCAGGCATACCCAAAACGCGCTGGTGGCAACCCGAAGGCAACGGCCTACAAACACTGGAAGGCTCGCATCGCCGACGGCGCTACGGCATCAGAGCTGCTGGCGGGTGTGCAGCGCTACGCGGCCTACATCCGTGCGACGGGCAAGCTTGGTACTGAATACGTCAAACAGGCGGCAACGTTCTTTGGACCTGATCGGCATTTCGAAGAAGCCTGGCAAACTCCATCCGCTCCCGGAGGTGGGCGTCGCAGTGCGCTTCCGGTATCTGGCTTTAGCGAACAGGACTATGGCAATGCAGACTGCAACTGGTAATTCTGGAGAATCAATATGTTAAATATCAAACAACGCGAAGAAAAAGTCGCCTTGCAGGGCCGTCGCGATAATCTGCGTGAAGAGCTGGCGTTCGCCATTGAGCACAAAAAACCGTGGCAGTGGGGACGCTGGGATTCTGGTGAAGTTTGCACTGTATCCTGTAAAACCCACGGCGATTACGAGCGCCAGACGCTCATCGGGAAAGCGCTGCGTGGTGCTGATAATCTCAAACACTCTCGCTGTCCTGGATGTATTCGCGACGAACTGGTGGCGGTTGACGCTGAACTGCATGCGCTCCGGGTATCTGATTTGCTGGACAACGCTGGGATTGCACGACGCTTTGAAGGTTGTGAGTTCGAAAACTATCAGACCGTGAATCAGGATGCTGCGAAGAATCTCGCTGCCTGCCAGCGCTATGCCGACACCTGGCAGGAACGTCTCACGGCAGGTACGAGCATGGTGATGATCGGGAATTGCGGTACCGGAAAAAACCACCTGGCAGTGTCCATGGCAAAGAGCATCATCCGCGATCATCTTGCAAGCGTGGAAATCACCGATGTTATGCGTCTGACCCGGGCAGTGAAAAACACGTGGCGCCACGGTGCTGACAGTACCGAGGAAGACATTATCGAGCATTTCGCATCACTGGATCTGCTGATTATCGATGAGGTGGGTGTGCAATTCGGTAGTCCGACGGAAATGACCATCCTGCAGGAAATTATCAACGCCCGCTATGAGAGTGTACTTCCGACAATCCTGATAAGTAACCTGACCTTTGAGCAATTGAAGGAGTCCATCGGTGAGCGCATTGTGGACAGGGTTACCGATGGTGGGCGAAACCACCTGGCGTTTGGCTGGGAAAGCTATCGCGCAATTGCTGCAGGGATAACCGCATGATGACTCCGGTATGGAAAAATAATGATCTGGAAGGTGCGGTAATTGGCGCAATTTTTCTGCGCAATACCGATCCTGATGTTCTGGGCATTCTTTCCCGTATGCCGGCGAGCGTATTCTCCGTCCGTCAGTACCGTGAAATTTATTCCGGCATTTGTCGTCAGGCTCGCGGAACCGGAGTGATAGATCCACTGTTGCTTTGTGAGTCCATGCCAGAACACAGCGCAACGATACTCGAATCAAGTCGTATCGCCTGGGCTAAATCAGCGCTGACGTATTACGTCTCCACTCTGGAACGTAACGCTGCCGTTCGTGACGCTGAGGCTGTAATCGAGGCGGCGCTGGCTGGCATTCGCAATGCTGCCAATGGAGATAACGCAGTCGAAGCGTTGAAGGCCGCACAGGGGGCTATGGCTGCAATCTCACTCACTCCTGATACCGTTCAACCTGTGCATATTGATGAAATTTTACCTGCGGTAATTGACCGGGTAGACGCAAGAAATCAGGGGCTGGAAGAGGCCAAACCTCTGATGACCGGTATTGAAGAACTGGACGTAAAAACCGGTGGCATTGAACCGACAGATCTGGTCTTCATCGCGGCCCGTCCGTCGATGGGGAAAACAGAGCTGGCGCTGGATATTATCGACAAAGTGTCAGAGCAGGGACATGGCGTACTGTTTTTCAGCATGGAGATGGCCAACATCCAGATTGGCGAGCGAATGGTATCTGCTGCTGGTGGCATGTCAGTGTCCAGGCTCAAAGAGGCCGCGAAGTTTGAAGATGAAGACTGGGCAAGGTTATCTACAGGTATCGGGCATCTTACCGGGCGCAATATCTGGATGGTCGATGCCACAGATCTGACGCTTGAACAGATCCAGCAAACGGCAACCAGTCATCAGATTGCTCATCCTGAAACCGCGCTGGTAGTTATCGATTATCTGTTACTCATTAAGATCCAGAGCAAGGCACGCTATGACCTCGCGGTGGGTGAGTTGTCGAAGGGATTAAAGCGTCTCGCCAAAACAAACCGCACTCCCGTCTTGGCGCTGAGCCAGCTTTCGAGAGGCGTGGAATCCCGACCTAACAAACGTCCTATGAACTCAGACCTGAAGAACTCCGGCGAAATTGAGGCAGATGCTGACATCATCATGATGCTCTATCGCGATGAGGTGTATAACCCCGAATCATCGGCAAAAGGGATCGCGGAAATTAACATCACCAAACAGCGTAACGGCGTTCTTGGGACCGTATACCGCCGTTTCTACAATGGGCATTTTTTGCCGATTGACCAGGAAGAAGCGAAATCAAAATCAGTCTCGCAGCAAAAATCACAACCGCGTCGGTATGCAAAAGCTTAAGGAACCAATAATGGATCGTCTAATTCACGAAATGTCTTATTTATTCACCAAAAAGTGCTTCATGGAACTCCAGGATGCTGCACGAGACATAGCTATCTGAATCGCCACGGGTTTAACAGACACCTCAGAGTCATTTAAGATGGCTTAAAGAGAGGTGCCCATGAGCGGTAAGCGTTATCCCGAAGAGTTTAAAACTGAAGCAGTCAAACAGGTTGTTGATCGCGGTTATTCTGTTGCCAGCGTGGCAACACGTCTCGATATCACCACCCACAGCCTTTACGCCTGGATAAAGAAGTACGGTCCGGATTCTTCCACTAATAAAGAACAGTCAGATGCTCAGGCCGAGATCCGTCGTCTCCAGAAAGAGCTGAAGCGGGTTACCGACGAACGGGACATATTAAAAAAAGCCGCGGCGTACTTCGCAAAGCTGTCCGACTGAGGTACGCCTTTATCCGTGACTACACCTGTTGCTGGCCTGTTCGCCTGCTCTGTCGGGTGCTGGATGTTCATCCCAGTGGTTTTTACGCCTGGCTTCAGCAGCCGCATTCTCAACGCCATCAGGCAGACCTGAAACTGACAGGACAGATTAAACAGTTCTGGCTGGAATCGGGATGCGTCTATGGTTATCGCAAAATCCATCTGGATCTGCGGGACAGCGGGCAACAGTGCGGAGTGAACAGAGTCTGGCGACTGATGAAACGTGTCGGGATAAAGGCTCAGGTCGGATACCGGAGCCCGCGGGCACGTAAAGGCGAGGCCAGTATCGTGTCGCCCAACAGGCTCCAGCGACAGTTCAATCCGGATGCTCCTGATGAGCGTTGGGTAACAGACATAACCTACATCAGGACCCACGAAGGCTGGCTGTATCTTGCTGTGGTTGTTGATCTGTTCTCACGCAAAATTATCGGCTGGTCCATGCAATCCCGGATGACAAAGGACATTGTCCTGAACGCACTGCTGATGGCTGTATGGCGGCGTAATCCCCAAAAACAGGTGCTGGTTCATTCGGATCAGGGCAGTCAGTACACAAGCCATGAGTGGCAGTCTTTCCTGAAATCACACGGCCTGGAGGGCAGCATGAGCCGTCGCGGTAACTGCCATGATAATGCGGTTGCAGAAAGCTTTTTCCAGTTGTTGAAACGCGAACGGATAAAGAAAAAGATCTACGGAACGCGGGAAGAAGCCCGCAGTGATATTTTTGATTACATCGAAATGTTTTATAACAGTAAGCGTCGGCATGGTTCTAGCGATCAGATGTCACCGACAGAATATGAAAACCAGTATTATCAACGGCTCGGAAGTGTCTAGATTATCTGTGGCGATTCAATTGGTGGCATCAGTGACAGGCAACGCTCAGTTGTCTCTAAATTAATAAGCACTGGCGGCCTAAACCGAGATTATTATATTCATGTCGCAGCAGCATTAGGTTACACCATCACGATTACACAGTTTCGGCCTGCAATGAGTGGGATGTCTGCATGTGGTGATGCGTTGAATGGCGATGAATGGCCCTTTACGTGGAGAATTAATGCTCCGGAAACAACTGTTAAGTATGCGTTATCTGGTGCTGCGTATTGTGGTGACCCATTAGCTTCGTGGGGGAACAAACTGCTCGAATGCGCAATTAATAAGATCGCACCATCCCATCTGAATCTTATCTTCAGTTATTCATAATTAATTATTTACCTTAATTATTATCACTTACTAGTGAGGATTAATCATGCTCAGAATCGGGCAGGTTGAATCGTCGGCAACAGCAGACGGTAAATATACAGACGGTAGCGTTGCTGGTGGCATTGCAGCAACACGACTTCGCGCAGCTGCGTTTAACGCCATTCAGGAAGAGCTGGCCAACATTGTAGAGTCAGCAGGAATGACACTTTCCCCTGATGATATGACACAGGTGCTTACAGCATTAAAAAAACAGTTCCTTAGTCGTACTAACCCATTTGCAGATATTAAATCTGATGGTACGGCAGCGGTAGCTACGGCTCTCTCAAACCTTCAATTGAGAGAATCATTTTCTGGCGTTGTTGGGCAGTCGCGAAATGCCAGAATGTCAGTGGCTGCCGCGAGTGCTACTGCGACATTTTCAGCCGATGAGTTGATTGTTGAAGATAGTGTAGGGCGTCAGTACCGGGTAACTTCTTTCAGCAAAGTAATCAACCTGGCGACTACTGGTGCAGGTGGGATGGATACTGGGGTTGTCCCGGCAACCGGATTCGTTGCACTGTATGTGATTTATAACCCGACGACGGGCACATCAGCATTATTAGCTGTGGATACGACCAGCACCACTGCGCCGGAAATTTATGGCGGCGCTAACATGCCCGCTGGATTTACAGCATCCGCACTGGTGAGCATATGGAGAGTTGCATCAGGTAAATTCATCGTTGGAGAGCAGCGCGGACGGGATATTTCGATAATTGATGTAAATGCTGTCACGACTACAACGACCACGTCATCTCTGACAGCAATATCTGTGGCATCGGCAATACCCAAAAACGCGAAGAGCGTCGCTGGTTGGGCGGGAACTCAATCAACTGGCCCCAGTACGACGCAGTCAATACGTATTGCGGGTTCAGTACAGATAGTGGGGATGCGGTTAATTCAGGTTAACTCAGCTACAGCCATAAATGCACCATACACGCTCCCCATACTCACAGAGCAGACCATTTATTACAGCAATGAAACGGCTGGGACGCTTGTGAGCGCCGCCATTTTTATTAACGAATACTCATTTTAGAGAGGTAGGTGATGACGATTCATGTTGCGTTATCAGATGATGAAAGCACGGTGGTATCGGTGTATTCCTGCCAGCAGGATCACACGGTAGAAATCAGCGATGATGATGCTCGTTACGCTGACTTCTACAAATCACAACCTGAGTTGATTCAGCAAACACTGCCAGCCCCAGCGATATAAGAAACATGCTACTGACTGGCCAGTTCCCCCGGTGGCGTAGGCCAGTCAGGTTTTTCGGGACCTACCCGCATCAGCAGAACCAGGTATTTTCTCCAGGCTGCCAGCCTAGCGGTTTCTTCTTCCGTCGCTCCTGCATCAACAGCATCCTGCAACCAGTCTATTTCTGCCTCAGCAATTGCGCGCAATGTTTTCTTTTTCTGCTCAAAATCATCTCTGGCTGCATCATTTTTAGCATCCATATCTGTAACCCACGTAGAGCCATTCCATTTGTCATAGAGTGTTGATGGTGCAATGGTGGTCACGCTGTCGGGATAATTACCCAAAGCCGTTAGCTCGACGGGTTGGCCTGTTTGTTTATCGTATACAGTCTCCCCCCGATGGTCGGTGATATATTCCCACCCGTCCAGGCTGGATGTACGACAGACGGCAAATCCTTCTTTTTTCTCGACCGGCGCATCAGTGCATGAATGAGCCGGAATACCTACTCCGACCGCAAGAAACTCCACTGCTGATGACAGATATTCACGGGTTTTGCTGTCATAGTTATAGACCGTAATATTGCCTGCTTCTGTGGCAATACCGTATTTGTTCAGTATCGCTTTTTCCATTATGCCGCCCTCACGATATAGTTGAATGCAATGTTGCGCGGACGCACAGCATCTTTTTGCTGCTGTAAACTTTTGGTAGTCATACCAGTAGCAACGCCAGCCCAGTTGGAGTCGCCGGGGGAAGTCCCATCAGGATCATAAACAGTAGCACCAACCACCCCCGAGGTGCTGGTTCCTGACACAAATCGTCCAATGGATGATGCAGCCTGCGCATTCAATAATGCGCGCCCACTGTCAACACCCCTACCATCATCCCAGCCACGAATAAATTCACCTCGTAAATCAGGCAAAATCCCGGATGGGTAAATAGCTCCTAACTTGGGGAACATAATTTTATCGAACGGCGCACCGTTATATTTCAGCCAGCCCTGTGGGGGTTAGGAAGAGGCCACGGAACCGGTACGCCAACGGGCAGTGCAGACCCATCTCCCAAACCAAGCCGAAGTGAATGCCGAACTTACCGCGTGGACGGATTACCGCAAGCAATTGCGCGCGTATATTAAAACAGGAGATGGAAATCTTGCTCTCCCAGTCGTTCAGGCGGTGTAGCATTTCAAATGGTCGGCATATGTATCCTTATAGTTGAATTTAGAAAATAATTACCCTTATCATAAACGACCCTACACTTGAAGATTATGTTGACAACTGATGTTCAATAAAATCCTTTCTTATTATGCGGTGCCTGAACCTATAAAAAGGTTGTTCGATGAGACGTAATGATATGTATGACATGGTCAGGGATGAACCAATAATTAGCAGTGTGCCACTAATCATCAATACGTTAAATCCCATTTTGTTAAAAATATAGAAAAACATTAGATGATTAAGATATACACCGTAACTTAAATCTCCAGCAAGAGAATCAAATCTATTTTTTAAATTCAGTTTGAAAAGTAACCAAACAATCGGAACTCCAATAATTATTCCAGATAACACCTCTGCATTGAATGCATGAGATAGAGGTTTGTATAATATTGAAAATATCAACATGGCTGCAGATATCATATAAATCATCAACAATGTTATCTGTTCCTTTGCGGCCATCATGCTACCCAAAATGAAAATGAATAACGTGCCGGTTAACATTCTGTATCCAAAATAGTCTGTGTTAACCCATCCCAAATATGCTGGTAAAAACAGGGTTAGTGACGCAAATGCCCATACCTTTTTTTTACCACCAAGCAATATTAATGGAATAATAATATAGAACTGAATTTCCAAACCAAGCGACCAAGACTGAGGGACTATGATATAATCGTTAATATAAACTGCAAATGTGTTGAGTGGAAGCATTGAGAGGTTAACCATGAACTGTGTTAACCCCACTTTTGATGGATCATCAAAATATAAATAAAAGATGGATGTAAGCACAAGATAGAAAATGAATTGAGGAAAAAGCCTCAATATTCTGTCAAGGTAAAAATATTTAACATCTTCTTTTTTTGGGAATTTTTTTTGAAATTAATTTTGTAATTACGTACCCGCTAATAATAAAAAAAGATACAACCGCAGCTACACCCTGATTATAACCGGTAAATTGATATCCGCAATGAGATAAAAGCACAAGCAGTGCGAGAATTAGTCTGTAGAACCCCACGTTATTCCTCTCTTTTTTATTATTTAAAAATTCAATTTATGACTCATGCATTGTAATTATAGTATGAATACCCTAGATTGTTAAGGGCACGAAACGTCTTTGTTGAATAAATAAGATTTTGGGTAAGTATCGCGAGCGGGGTGTCTTTTCAGGCAATACGCACGCTTTCCGGCCTTCGTCATTTTGTTCAGCGCTCGCACCATGGCCGTAGCCTCTGCAACCAGGAAGGATACGGCACTTCGCTCCCGGTGTTCGGGGTGATCACCTACATTATTAATGATGCGAGGCTAGGGGAGTTTGATGACTGTCCTGTCATGTGATGGCAAAAACAAAAAAGCCCGCACGGGCGGGCAATAACATGCTTATTTTGTGTTCAAATTTATTATGGGCGAGTTGAGTATCGGCATTAGCAATGATTAATTTAGTGCTGATTAAAAATGATTCTTAGCAAGGAAACTAATTTCAAGTGATTACGGAGAGTGATGGTTTCCGTGTCGGATATATTTTGCATTTTTTAAGAACAACGCCCTCGCAAAAGGAGCAAAGAAAAGAAGTAATCCACCTGATTTAATGGCTGGTTTTGTTTAAGTTTCTTTAGAAACAGCTAGTTGTTGAGATTAAAAAAAATAGTAAAGTTTAATTGATTGATGACGATAACTTGAATGACACAGGCAAGCCTGGCGTAATAACCCAAAAGGAATATTTTATGGCACAAGTTATCAATACAAACAGCCTGTCGCTGTTGACCCAGAACAACCTGAACAAATCTCAGTCTTCTCTGAGCTCCGCTATTGAGCGTCTGTCTTCCGGTCTGCGTATCAACAGCGCGAAAGACGATGCTGCTGGTCAGGCGATTGCTAACCGCTTCACCTCTAACATCAAAGGTCTGACTCAGGCGTCCCGTAACGCTAACGATGGTATCTCCATCGCACAGACCACTGAAGGTTCTCTGTCTGAAATCAACAACAACCTGCAGCGTGTTCGTGAGCTGGCGGTTCAGTCTTCTACGGGTACCAACTCCCAGTCTGACCTCGACTCCATCCAGGCTGAAATCACTCAGCGTCTGAACGAAATCGACCGCGTATCCGGTCAGACTCAGTTCAACGGCGTGAAAGTACTGGCGAAAGACAACACCCTGACCATCCAGGTCGGTGCCAACGATGGCGAAACCATCGATATCAACCTGAAAGAAATTAACGCCAAAACGCTGGGACTGGATAGCCTGAACGTCCAGAAAGCCTATGATGTTAAGGCTACAGCAGTAACTGAAGGTACGGCTGTTACCTATACTGATACTACAACAGCTTTGTCAGGACTTGATGCTGCTGCTGTTAAGACAGCTCTTGGTGCTCCAACAGAAGTCTCGGACACTATCTCTGCTGCTATTTCATTCAAAGATGGTAAGTATTATGCAACTGTTGGCGGATATTCGGATTCTGGTCAAACTGCTTTAAATGGTAAGTATGAGGTCGCCGTTGATAAAGACGGTACTGTCAGTTTGGCCAATGGTGCCACTAAACTAGACGATGCTACTGATGTAGGGGATGCTGCGGCGTTCGTTAAAAAAGCTGAGCAGGTTGGCACTCCTGTAACTGTAACTGCTAGCGCAATAACGGCGTTGAAAACGGCTGGTGTTGCAGATGCAGATGCAGATGCTGCGAAATTAGTCAAAATGTCTTATATCGACAAAAATAATAAGACAATTGATGGTGGTTACGCTCTGGAAGTTGGTGGCAAAACATACGCCGCAACCTATACAGATGGCGAAGTAGAACTTAAGACAACCTCCTACACTGATGCTTCTGGTAAATCTGCAACCGCACTTAACCAACTGGGCGGCGTTGACGGTAAAACTGAACTGGTAGAAATTGCCGGTAAAACCTACACGGCTGCTAAAGCAAAAGGTCACAACTTCCAGGCAGAACCTAAACTGTCTGAAGCAGCGACTGCAACTACCAAAAGCCCGCTGGCTAAAATCGACGCGGCGCTGGCGAAAGTTGCTGACCTGCGTTCCGACCTGGGTGCGGTACAGAACCGTTTCAACTCTACCATCACTAACCTGGGTAACACCGTAAACAACCTGTCTGAAGCCCGTAGCCGTATCGAAGATGCTGACTACGCGACCGAAGTGTCCAACATGTCTCGTGCAAACATTCTGCAGCAGGCGGGTACTTCTGTTCTGGCGCAGGCAAACCAGACCACGCAGAACGTCCTGTCTCTGCTGCGTTAATTTACATTTATCGCGCAAACCCCGCTCCGGCGGGGTTTTTTTTCGTTTAGAATAATGCTTTCAGGATTGAATGGATGTTCTGGTAATGAATGATATTTCTTATGGGCGAGTGGCTGAAAAGTGGCCACGTGACTATTCAATGCTCGCTCGTCGGATACAGTTTCTGCGTTTTCATGATTGCCTGGTTAAGATGGTTAGCTGCAATGGGCAGTTGATAATTGGTTACATCTCAAAATTCAATCAGAATGAGAACTTAATTCTGGCGTCAGATACTCCTAAAGGAAGCAACAGAATCGAAGTAAAACTGGAGTCTCTTGCTTCTCTTGAAGAGCTGCAGGATAACTCCGGAATTGTTACTGAGTTAGTGACTAGTGGGACATTCAACACACAGCCATATGAGCCAACAAAGCAGGATTTCTTTTCGATATGCAATAAGTGTTTCAAGCAAGGGGTAGGCATCAGGGTTTATATGCTTGATGGCAGAATTATTGTAGGTGATACCACGGGTGTTAATGCTTGCCATGTTGGAATTAAAATACCTGAAGGCAGCCATATGCAAATCATGTTTGATTGGGTTGGTAGGATCACTTCATCAGATTATGTTGAATAGGGCTCAGGTAGTCGTGCACAGTAGAGGTTGCAAGGCTGTAAAAGCTTCGCTATTAGGCACGGTGATCAATTACTGCAACTGCCATATAAGGAGTTGTCTGGCAATAGGAATGTACACTGTATTCCTGTGCTGGCTGACTCTGAACGCAGTATTAGCTTAGGTGTGAAAGATTACGTCTGTTTTTGATTATAAAAAGTCATATTTTATTGCTTTATGTGTTTTTTCGACATTATATGTTTTGAGAATGTACGAAGACCCTGGGGAATTGCGTCACTGGGAAGTTATGGCACTAATATTAATTTTTGCATTCTGGCTTCCTGAGTTGATTGTTTTGGTTGTTTCTTTTGCGTTTCTGGGGCCAATTCTATTGGGTATCAGATTCATGCGTAGTCAAAAGGTTTGCGTCTGAATCAAACGTACCGCAGATCTGTTGTGCAAGAAGGGCGGCGGCAAACTGGCAATCGTTCGATAGTGTGAGTATTGAATGACTGCCAGCTGAAGCTGAGTTTACCTGGTGATTATCGAACAAACCAGTCGTCCGCATTTTCCCAGGCATCCTGCAGAGTTTCCTGTACAAATGCTTTATCATCTTCTTTATTGGTCGATCGCAGGACTGATAACCCGTCGTTACTGGCCGATTTGACAATGACCTCCACGTCCTCATAACGCTTACTGATTCGGCGTGTCATTTCCTGTTTTAACGCTTCTACAGAGCCTTTGGGCATTTTACTGATTTTTTCTTTTGCAATGCTGATTTCGATACGCAT